TCAACTATTGGAATTGAACTATACAGAATTATCGTGGTTTCAGAAGAGCATCCTAGACCTCTATCTTTCACTCAATAGAAGTATGAAAGCGGTAAGTAGAAAAACAAACATACCAAATCAATCAATAAGTCGTTATATTAATGAAATAAGGAAACAAGTTAAGACAGATATAATAAACAAAATAAATTCATAACATATGTGTGACTGTAAAAAAAGAGATAGAGTAATACTAAATCCAAAACAACCAGTGATTGAAACAACAAGTGATTTTGATAATATAGATGAGTTTTTCATTCCCCAAACTCCTGACCAACAATTACACAAGGAGTTAATGGATTGGAAGAACTTGGATAAATTTACAGATAATGAGGATGAATATCCTTTAATAGAAGATTAATATGGGAAAAGTAAAAAAGGTAGAAGAACCAATAACAAGTAATGTATCCAACGAAGATATTCTATTTGCTCATATGGTATTAAAAGCATCAGGAGCAACACAAGAGTATAAGGATAGAGCTAACAGTATATATAAACAACTATTTAATGAGGATGTGGTTTATAGTTGTTGTAAGAATAAAGCTTTTATCAAATTGGATTATATGGCAAGACAATTAAAATTAATATAATGGAAAAGAAAGGACGTAAGACCGATGAGTTGGAGTTTGAACAAGTAATGGAACGTGTGTTCTATATGATGTTGTACGAACATATATCTTATCGTGAGTTTGCAACTAAAGCTGCGAAGGAATTTAAAATAACAGAACGTCAAGGAGAAAGGTTATGGAAAGAAGCAAGGGAAAGATTGAAAGAAAGATTTAAAAACAATCAGGAAGAAATATTGGAGAACCATCTAAATCAATTATACGATTTGTTAAAGAGATGTAGAGATGATAATAACAAAAGAACCGAAAGAGAAGTACTTGCGGATATTGCTAAAGTATATCAATTAGAAATAAAGAAAGTTGATATTACAACTAATGGTCAACCAATAACCATATCAATTAATTTGGACCAATAATTTTTTTGGGTTGAGTACCCTTAAAATGTCGTTTTTGAATAAAATATATATATAAATATGAGTTTAGCAAGAAGATATAAAAGACAAAAGGATAGAGATGTTAAGAAGATGTATGAAAAACAAATGAGAATAATGTCCACCATGACTGATGAACAGAAGGTCACACATTTACATCATCTATCATCAAGAATAAAACCTAACATTAATAATCAAGTGGCAGCAATTGGACCAGTCAATGTAGTGTAATGGAAATTAATTTACATAAGAAACAATATGAAACATTTAAGTTATTACTTGATAAAACTCACCGAGAAGTTCTATACGGTGGTGCTAAAGGTTCAGGTAAATCCTATTTGGGTTCTGTATGGGTTCTATATATGTGCCTTACTTATCCTGGTATTAGGGCGTTAATTGGTCGTACAGTTTTAACACAACTACGAGTGACCACGATAAAGACATTATTAGACCTATTTAAGGACCATGGAATTAATCAAGAACATTATACCTATAACCAACAATCAAACGAAATTAAGTTCTACAATGGAAGTGAGATAGTGTTTAGAGACCTTCAATACAATCCATCAGACCCTAACTACGATTCATTGGGAGGATTAGAAGTAACGATTGCTTTCATTGATGAGATTAGTCAGGTATCAAGACAAGCGTATGATGTGGTCCGTTCACTATTAAGATATAAGATTAATGAATATAAACTAACACCAAAATTGTTTATGAGTTGTAACCCAACAAACAGTTGGTTAAAGTCAGAATTTTATACACCACATATACAACAAACATTAGAACCATATAAGATATTTGTACAAGCGTTACCCACAGATAATAAAAATCTACCACCTGAATATTTGGAGATATTAAGAAACCTACCACCAAAACAAATGAAACGTTTATACCTTGGTGATTGGAATTATGAAACAGAAGAAGATAGTCTATTTGATTTTGACACAATCAGTTCAAGTATATTCAAATCAGCACCAAATGTGGATGATAAGAAGTATATGAGTGTGGACGTAGCAAGGTTCGGTTCAGATAGGTCCGTAATAGTGATATGGGTGGGTAATGTCATCACCGAAATACTAACCTATACCAAACTATCAACAACAGATTTAAGTGAAGAAATAAAGGGTCTAATACACAAATACGGAATCCATCCACAGAACATTGTGGTGGATAGTGATGGCGTTGGTGGAGGTGTAGCAGACCAAATACGTGGGAAGAACTTTATAAACAATAGTTCACCATTACATAAACAAAACTATACCAATCTTAAAAGTCAGTGCTACATTAAGTTGAGTGAGATGATTAAGGAGGGAAAGATTAGTATTAATGTTATGGACCCAAATACAATAGACACATTAACACAAGAACTATTAAGTGTAAGATTAAAAGACACAGATAAGGATAATAAGATTGGTGTTCACAGTAAGGATGAAATGAAAAAGATATTGGGAACATCACCCGATATAAGTGATGCTGTTATGATGAAGATGTTATTTGAAGTAAGTAACCAAAAGAACACAGGTAAATATTCAATTTCATTTATCTAAAAAAAAGTTTATATTATATATATGAATATAGGAGACAAACAAAACAAACTAACATTAATCAAACGTACAGGTTTTATTAAATCAGGTAGAAGTTATTATAAGACAGGTCTATTCCAATGTGAATGTGGTAATGATAAGGTCGTTATAATAAAAAACGTTACAAGTAATAATAGTAAATCATGTGGATGTAATTACAAGATTAGTAATAAAGATAAAAAATGGGGAAGAAAATGATAAATAAGACACATAACGAAGATTGTTTTATCACAATGTCCAAGATGAATAAGATTGTTGATGTTGTATTAACCAGTCCACCATATAATATGACCATGAGAAAAGGTGGTCCAAGTGATAAGGGAAGATATGATAAGTATATAGATTGGAAAGAAGAACAGGAATATCTTGTATGGTCAGTAAATCTATTTAATAATTTTCATAAGATATTAAAAAGAAATGGTGTGGTATTATATAACTTCTCATACTCAATTGAGAACCCATCTCTACCATATAAGTTAATATCATATATATTACACTTCACAGATTTTGAGGTGGTAGATACAATCTTTTGGAAGAAACAAACATCAATGCCTCATCCAGCTTCATACAATAGATTAAATAGAATATGTGAATTTGTATTTGTATTATCAAGAAAGAAAGAGACCAAGACATTTAAGACCAATAAACAAATAATTAAAACATCAGTAAAAGGACAAAACTATTATGAGATAGTAGATAATTTTATTGAAGCAAAAAATAACGATGGACCTAACCCATTAAATAAAGCAACATACTCAACTGAATTATGTGATAAGTTATTATCCATATACGCACAAGATGGTATGACTGTTTATGATCCGTTTATGGGAATTGGAACAACCTCACTATCATGTAAAAAAAGGGGATTAAATTGGATAGGTAGTGAAATATCAAAAGAACAAATAGAATATATATATGATTAAATTTACATTAGAAGATAAACAATACGTAATACCTGAAGTGATGACAATAGGTCATTATGTTAAGATGTATAAGTTAAAAGATTTATTCTCGGATGATTATTATGCAGCGAAGTTGGTGAACTTATTTACAGGAGCACCAGTTGAGGATTTATTGGAGACAGATTTTGAGAAGGTTAATTATTTAGCATCAGAAATATTAAAACTAATACCAACAGAAAGACCCAAGTTTAAAGATAGGTTTGATTTAGATGGGATAAGTTATGGGTTCTTCCCCAAATGGGAGGACCTATCGTTTGCAGAATATGTGGATATGGACACCATCAGTACCAAGAAGGAAGATGAGGTATTAGATATGTTACACATTCTTGCAGCAATAATGTATAGACCAATTATAAGTGAAAGGTCCCATCATGATTTTGATATTGAGAAGTATGATGTTAAGAACATGCAGAAACGGGCTGAACTGTTTAAGAATAAATTAGATGTTGGTGTCATATTATCGGCACAGTTTTTTTTTATCAATTACGCAAACAGATATTCAAATTATTTCCAGCTGTCTTCGATCAAGACATTGCCAATATGGACGAGGATAAAGCTCGTATGGAGTTTGAGGAAGATAATAATAGCCGCTCTTTTCAATCGGTCTATGGTTGGTTCGTTGTCGTCAATAGATTGGCTTCAAATGATTTTACAAAACACGAGTACATCTACGAAAAAACGGTGGTGGAAGTTCTAAACCAACTATCCTATTTAATAAACTACGACCAAGAGCAAGAAAGAATTATGAAACAAGCTCGTAATTCATAATACGCTTTTGGTTTTTTTATATTTACTAATATGGTGAACTACAAACAGATTATTCAGGATTTAAGTGGTATAGCTTATTATAACCCACAGATTAATTCTTTTGGTTATGGTGATATTACCCAACTTACAATGGATATAGAGACCAAACAGGAACCTGTATATATGAAAATGTATGTGGTACCAGGTCAAACTGTACTTGCACAGAATAGATTGGACTATAATTTCTCTATTATCATATGTGATATTATTAATGCTGACCTATCCAATCAGGAAGATGTTATGTCTGACACATTGGAAACGGTAAAAGATATATGGACAATACTATATCAATCATATACAAAAGATTTTGGTGGATTCAGTATAGATTATGAACCATTATGGAATAGTCCTGCTGAACCATTCTTGGAAAGATATGAGACATTACTCGGTGGATGGACCTTGAACATCACAATAGAACAACCGTTTGATTATAATACTTGTGTATTACCAATATCAGGATTAACATTACCAACATCAGTTAATGAAGTTAATTACAAATTAATATTGGATGATTTAAAAGAGATAGCAAGAGCACACGAACAGATTAACTCTTATGGATTTGGTGATGTAACACAATTAACAATGGATATTGAGACCAAGAAAGAACCATTATATACGAGGATGTGGATTGTACCAGGTCAAACAACACTGGCACAGAATGAAATGATATATAACTTTCAAGTAATAATAACAGATGTAATTGAAGATGACTATTCAAATCAACGAGATGTGATGAACGATGGGTTAGAAATTTGTAAGGATATATTTACAGTATTG